TACGTCGGCAGCGTGTCACTTGACGGCAAAACGCCGGACCGGGCGGACCGGCCCAGCGTCGCCGGCTGTAGCAAAACCCCAGACGGTTGGTTGGTTTGGATGGGTAGCGGCGCCGCCGCGCTCGTACCAGAAACCAACATTAAGTACGTGGGTTGTGCTTTGGTTCAGGGTGAGAATCGGCAGCGCGAAGTAGAAGCTGAAGGCGTAAGCCACGAAACCCTCCCCGACCAGCCCCCGGAAATGCGCTTTGCTCATCTGCCCGACGGCGTGCGGGACAAGATTATCGCACAGGCCAAAGGCGGTCACGCCGGCGACGCACCGCTTGCCCAGATCGCGCAAGCGATGAACAGCGGTATGCCTGTGGCGTCTGAGCCTGTAAAGAAACGGCGCGGAAGGCCGCCGAAGGTGCGTAGCAGCGAGGCGGCAGGGCCGTCTACGTGACAGCTTTGCCGATAGCGAAGGGGCTGGCCTGTATTGGCTCGGCGTGCGCTTTGCGTCACTTTGGCTGGTGGCCGATTCCAAGCGATATCTTGGTCGGGGTCGGCCTCTTCTATCTGATTTTCGGCTAAAATGAAACGCATAGGTCGAGTACGCGACGCCGTCACGGCGGCAGCTATCATCGCCGAGGCCAACCGGCGCAAGGTGGCCGCAGGGACGGGGCTTTTTAGCCGCAAGCCGGTCAAGGCGGCCGAACACCTCATCGAGAGCGTGCTGAGCCGCGCGCACGAGAAGCAGCGAGCCCTTTTAACAGACCCATCGCGCTTCAAGGCGCTGTTGTGCCCGCGCCGCACAGGCAAGACGACCTATAATCTCTTCGAGGTGCTATTACACGACCTCAAGTTTCCGGGCAGCTTCATCGCTTACGTGGTGCCCGACAGCAAACAGCACGCAAAGGACCTCTTCTGGGGTCCTATGAAAACGCTCAACAAAGTGATGAGCTTGGGCTTTGAGTTCAAAGAGGTGGAAAAGCGGGTCATTACGCCGAGCGGCACGAACATCTTGATTCTCGCCGCGCACGACAAAGATAGCCCCACACGGCTGCGTGGCAACCCGTGGAGCCTTGTTTTGCTCGACGAGTGCAAAGACTTTGGCGCCCACTTTGAGGAGCTGGTGGTAGAGGCCGCACTGCCTGGCCTCGACGACTACGGCGGGACGCTGTGTCTCGCCGGAACGCCCGGCAACGTGTTCACTGGTCTGTTCTACCGTATCACGACCACCACGCCGGAGGGGTGGACGTGTGTGAAGTGGATTAAAAGCGACAACACGTTTTTACGGCCCGAAGCGCGTGATTTGAAGCAGGTATGGGCGACTTCCTACAAGCCATTCGGGCTTGAGATGGACAGCCCCAAGTTTTTGCGCGAGCAGCTAGCGGAGTGGGTGAGCGATGAGAGTGAGCAGGCTTATTACTACCACCCTGAGCGCAATGGCTGGGATGGCGTGCTCGACCCGCGCAAAACCTGGGACTTCATCTGCGGCATCGACATCGGCAAGCGGGCTTTTTCCGTCCTCCAGCCGGCCGCTTTTTCCAGCGAGGACGAGAATCTGTATTACCTCGACGGATTCGCCGAGCGCGGTATTTCAATACAGCGGCTCATCGAAAAGTGGCGAGAGCTCGACAAACGCTATGGCTTTGTCGGCACCACGGTGGATTGCGGCGGCCTTGGTGGGATGATTGTAGACGATGTTAACCTGCGCCACGGGTTGAACTGGCAGGCCGCGCAGAAGGGCAACGGCTATAAGCTGGGCGCGGTTGAGCAAATGAACAGCGACTTTTTGCAAGGGCTCATCAAGGCGCGCCCGGAGTCGATTGCTGCAAAAGCGTGGGCTCGAAGCATCAAAGACGCGAAGACTGGTCTGCCCCTTCACTCGGACGAAGGCGACGCCGGCCTCTACCTGCACCGCTTCAGCTATCACTGGCAAGGCAAACAGCCCGCGGCAAAGACACCTGAACATTCGCTCGAGTGGTGGCAAGAGCAGGAGCAGGAGGCCATCGACCATGCCATCAGAGACAGGACCCAGGCGGACGGCTTCGGCCGCCCCATCTCCGACGACGACTAGACTAAAGGACACGCTGAAGCTGTGTAAGTGGGCGAAAAAGAACGGGGCCGTCAGCATTAAGGTCGAGGGCGTAGAAATTCTGTTCCCGCCTCCAGATTTAGAAGCAGCCTCTCACTTCTCGACCGAAGCGTCCCCCTACGGCGTTGCAGACAAAGCCAATCACCCCTGGCTTGCCGAGACGACGATGTCTTATTCGGAACAAAGCCCGCCGCCTGCTACCTCAAAGCCCAGGGCTGCTATAAGCTCGGAACACGACCACCCGGACGTGTACGCGCGAGACGTGGACGCCTGGGCAAACCAAAGGCCGTTGGGCCGGCGATAGGAACGCGTGATGTACGACCCGGACGAAATGCGGCAGTGGTGGCTTGTCGAAAACAAAGAAGACGCCGCCTGCGCGCTCGAAAGTCAGGTTAATCGCATCGAAGGCGACCAGTCGGCCAGAATCGTCGAGCTGCTTCGTGATGGCTCGCTTTATCTGAACCGAGACATGCTCAGCATGTCGGCAAATACGCTCGGCGCTGTGATGCCGATGCCGCCTCAGATTGTGAACACCACGCAGGGCATCTGCGACACGGTCGTGAGCAAACACGTCGAGGCCGAAACGAAGGTCAGCTTCGAGGTAGAAGATGGCGATTTTGAGGACCATCAGAAGGCCGAGGACATGGACCGCTTCTGTTGGGGCGAGTTCAACCGTCTAAACTGCTACTTCAAAGCGGAGTTAGCGTTTCGAGACTGTCTCTGGGCCGCTGACGGCTGGGTGAAGTGGTACGAGAAAAACGGCAAGGCTGCCTGCGACCGCATCTTTCCTCTCGAGATTTTGATTGACGACGCCGCATGCATGTCTGGCGAGCCGCAAGAGATGTATCACCGTCGCTACGTTGCGCGGGCTTGGGCGAAAGCTACGTTCCCCGACCACGCCGACAAGATTGCACTTTTGCCCAACACGTACCCTCCGTATGCGTGGCCGGGTTCAGACAACGACGTGGTCTGTCTTATGGAGGGCTGGCACCTTGCGAGCGAAGAGGGAGAGCGTGACGGTCGACACGTTATGTGTTGTGGTGGCATATCTATTGTCGATGAGCCCTGGCGACATACGATGTTCCCTTTTTCTCGCATTAGCTGGAGTCCGCCAATCTGCGGCGCGTATTCGCAGAGCCTTGTGAGCCAGCTGATGCCGCTTCAGCTCGAGCTAGGCAAGATGATGAAGCGCATACAGCACTCGCTGCATCTGATGAGCGTGCCTCGCATTTGGCAGTCGGCCGCGACCAAAGTGTCGGCCGAGTACAACAACAAGATTGGCAACGTGTACAAATACAACGGGCCCAAGCCCGATATTGACGCGTCGCCGGCAGTCAACCCGGAGCTGTTCGCGCAAGCCGACAGAATCCGCGAGCGTATGTATGAGCAAGCCCGCAGCAACCCCATGCAGGCCGGAAATATGCCATCCCGATTCGATTCTCGGCCTGCTCTGCGCGAGGCGCAGGAGATCGCAGACCAGCCGCACGCTTGGGTCGGAACAAACTGGCAGCGTCTGTTTGTCGACTTTGGAAAACAGATCATTCGCATCGCCCGAGACGTTGTGTCCGAGCGCGGAAGCTACAAAGTGTTTGGCAAAGCCCGGGGCTTTGTCGAGCAGATAGACTGGGCGGAGTGCAACCTCGACGACAACCGCTTCGTTATCAGCCCGACACCCACGTCGCTGCTACCCAAGACCGTGACCGGCAAGCGCCTCGTGGTGCAGGATATGTTTCAGGCTGGTCTCATCACCGACCCCAACGACGCAATCGAATTGCTCGCGGGAATGCCCGATGTCGACGCCTTCAAGGCTGAGAAAACGGCGCCGAAGCGGCTTGTCGACAAACAGATATACCTCATGGTGAAAAAGCGCACGGCTTGCGTACCGGATGAGTGCCAAGACCCTACATATGCGAAGCGTCGCGTGCAGGCGCAGCTCCAGCTGCTACTGACCAAAGACAACGTGCCCACTGACGTACTCGACCTCTTAGACAACTACATCGCCGAGTGTGACAACCTTTACATGCAGGCGAATCCCCCGCCGCCGCCGCCGACACCCCCGGACGCCGACGCTCTAGGGGCCGCGCCCGGTGGGCCCCCGCCTGCCGGAGCGATGCCAAATGGCGGACCAGCCCTCCCCTCAGGCCCCGGCGGCCCCCTCCAGCTCGGCCCCGGCCCAAGCGGACCCGGCCCAGCCGGCCCCATCCCAGGCTGATGCGCCCCTCGCGGGCGGTTACCGCGATGAGGTGACGGAGGCGCTGGCAGCGGCTGCGGCCAGATTTGAGGACGCGCCCGCAGCTCAAGAGCCGGCCGGGGAGCCTGCGTCCAGTAGCGGGGCCGAGGAGGGAAAGGGGCCCGCCTCAGACAAGCGACCGGAAGCCCGTGCCGAGGAAGTTCCGACCCCGGCCCCGCCTCCCTCTGATAAAGTGAAGGCGAGTCAGTTCGCAACCTTCCATCGCCAGCAAAAAGAGTTTCTGGCGCAGAAGCAGGCTCATCAGGCGAAGTTAGACCAGGCCGCCAAGGTGCAGGCCGTGCTCGACAACGCCAAACAGGATCCAATCGCCGCGATGGAGGCGATGGGCTACTCAGATGTGAAGAGCTTTTTAGAGCGCCTAGCTGAAGACGGCGGCCGCATAACGCCTGAGCGTAGAGAGCTGGCGGAGCTGAAGGCGTGGCGCCAGGAAGAGACGGCTCGGCGCGAGAAAGAGCAAGCGCAGGCCGAGGAGGCGCGGCAACAGGCGCACTTCCAATCGAAACTTGATTCGCTGCGCACAGATATACAGAATCAAATCAAGTCTGAAACCTACGCCTCTCGCCTCATTAACGTGCCTGGCGCGGACGAGCAAGTGGTCGTGGAGATGAACAGACTGGCGGCAGAGACAGGGGAGATGCCCCGCGTTTCTGACGCCATCGAAGCAGTCGAGGGCCGCTTTCGCTCGTATCTGACTGACATGGCGAAGAATCCGGAGATCGTCGCGTTTTTTCAGAAACAGGCAGGCGCAGGCAAGTCAGTTCCCGCTGCGGATTCCCAGAGTAAAGGTCGGGAAAAAACTCAGACCATCGGCTCGGACACCCGAAGCCCCGGTCTAACCCCAACCCCAAAACGCAAAGCGAATCGATACGGAGACGACGACGACGTGGCGGAGGCCATCGAATGGTTGTCGGGCTCTCGGTGAGCGCGTTTCATTTCTGAGGAATTACGCACATGGCCCTTCCGGCATACAGCGGCGCTGGCGGTTTCGACAGCCAGTTTTTCTACGCCTACAAGCACATCTACAACGAGAACCGGGTCCAGGACCTGGTCTACAAAAACCGTCCCTTTTTCCAGATGTTGACGAAAAAGGACATGTTCGAGGGCGACACCTACAACCACACCATCATGTTCGAGGACCCGCAGGGTGGCTCGGCTAACTTTGCGACTGCCCAGCAGCAGCGCCAGGCGAGCAAACAGGGCGCTCGCTTCGTCATCAACCGCGGCCGCGAGTACCAGGCGATTCAGATTGGCATCGAGGAAATTGAGGCCAGCCGCTCTGACAAGGGCAGCCTCATGCGCAAGCGCATGGTGGAGACGGACGGCGTCTTGAACGAGATGGGTCGCCGCATCGACATCGCGCTGCACGGCAACGGCTCCGGTGTGATTGCCGCCTTTACGACGGGCACCAGCGTGGCCGGCGTGAACCAGGTGACGCTGAACAGTCCGACGCAGGGCATCCGTTTCAGCGTTGGCATGTACCTTCAGGTCGCCACCAACAGCCCGTCGGACGGAACGGCGCCCACCCTTGCCGCCGGCGGCAACGCCGTGCAGGTGACGGCGCGCTCGGTGAGCAACGCCAAGTCCGTGCTGACTCTGTCGGCCGGTCTCGACACCCTGGGCCTTTCCACCTCGACCACGTACTACTTTGTGCGCAACGGCTGTGGCATGGGCTTTGGCCTCGCTTCGCCGTACGGCGGGGTATCGGGCCTGAAGAGCTGGCTGCCGCTGGTGGCGCCCGTCTCAGGCGATAACTTCTGGGGCTACGACCGCAGCATCGACGCAAACCGCCTGAGCGGCTGCCGTTACATTGCGGCTGCCGGCGAGAAAATGGAGGTCACCCTCCAGAACGCTTCGGCCGAGTTGGAAGTGCAGGAGGGCACGGCCAACGTGGCCCTGATGCATCCGACGCGTCTTGCGCAGTACAGCCTCGAGCTGGGCAGCAAGGCCCGTTACGAAATGGGCGTGGGTACGACTGGCGTTACCGGCATGAACACCGGCGGCATCATCGTCCAGGGTCAGTCGGGCGCCTTCAAGGCGATTGCCGACCCTCAGGTCGACCCCGAGCTCTTTTACCTTTTGGACACTTCCACCTGGTGGCTCGCCACCTTGAAACAGGTGCCCCATCTGGACAACTCGGACGGCCTGACCGCGCTGCGTGAGCAGACGAGCGACGCGCTCAGCATCCGCTGGCGTGCGTGGTACCAACTCATCTGCGATGCGCCGGGCAAAAACATGGTCGGTGTGTTCGGCTACTGACCTGACTGAAGAGGGGGCTGTGGGTCCACGTAAGACGCCGCACTCTCCGGTATCCCCCTCTATTACTTTTGGAGCCTGTCATGTCCCGTCTCTCTGATATCGAAGGCTTTGTTGAGGCCAACGACCGTTACGAAAACGCCAACCCAGATGACTTCCACCTGGTTTGCGAGTTTTGCGACGGCGAGGGCTGCCCTGAGTGCGACCCCGAGGAGGATGAGGAATGAAGGCTCTTATGGACGTTCTGAGCAAAGGCAGTGGTGACACGCCGGAAACCGCTTCGCTTGACGCCCCCGAGGCCGAGGGCGGCCCGCCCGGAGCCCCTTCGCAGGCGCAGGTAGCCGTCGCTGGCGACGTGATGAGCGCGCTTCAGAACAACGATACCGACAGCTTTGCTGATGCGCTCGCCTCTTTCGTGAGCCTAAGCCAGTAATGGCCACTACCCTCGCCCAGCTGCGGCAGCGATTCTACGAGCGGTTTGACAGCGCAAGCGGCCAGGGTGCGCACAATTACATCACAGACGGCGAGGCCAACCGCCTTCTGAACGAGGGCGCCGAGCACCTGCATAATTGGATTGTGACAGAGGGCGAGTATTACCTTTGGAAAGAGGTCAATCTGCCGCTCGTGGCCGGGCAGGCGGACTACCCCGTCCCCAACGACTTTTTAAAGATCCTCAAGGTGTTCTGCCAGGGACACGGCTCCAGCACCTTTGCTCCGGCTCAGTACCCGCTCGAGCGCATTATGCCCGAGGAATTTCACGGCGGCTCGCCGCAGACGCCGAGCGGATTCGGCCAATCTCCGCGCGGATACATGCAAATGGGTCAGGTGCTGCGATTGCTGCCCACCCCTGGGCTCAACTCCCCGCCCGTTCTGTTGTGGTACGCCCCAAGCTTCACGCCTTTGGTCGCAGACACCGACACGCTGTCCACGGCAGTGATTGCCGGGGCCGAAGAGTTTATCATCAACCAAGCGGTCATCGCGGCCCGCATCAAAGAGGAATCGGACACCACCGCGCTCGAGCGGCGCCAGGGTCAGATTCTTCAGATGATGCAAACCACAATTTCTAACCGAGACTGGGGAAAGCCTCAGCATGTGGTCGATGTAAACCCCTGGGGCTAGGGACGGTGTGGTGGACAACAACGTACCCAAATTGCAGCCTCGGGATCCCGAGCTGGCACGCATACAGAACAACCTCGCCAACACGCTCCAGGGTGTTCTAGACAAACAGAGTGGCGCAGCCGCTGGCACGGCCACCCTCGCGCCGGTGATGCAACAGGTGCGTGGCCGGGGCACTCCCTACACCGTCAAAGTGCCTGCGCTAAAAATCAGCGGTCGCCCCGACGGCCCCTTTGTCCCAAGCCAGCCGACCATCGTGTGGGGCGATGCCAAGCGCACAAGCGCAACGGGTGTGGTCACGCCACAGCGTGATGTAGAGCTGTTCTCTTACGGGCAGGCCGTTTTCTTCGGCAGCGCCGTCACGACCGACGGGTTCATTCTCATCCCTCAGGTCGCAGGCTCGGCGTTTCGCATCGCTCCCAACAACGCTTCCACTTGTTTCCAGGTGAACTTCGACGGGTCGACGACGTGCGCTGGACCTGTCACTGCGCCCAGCGTTGTGTCGGCGGCAGGTTTCAAATGCTGGCTGCCGCCTTTAAGCTACTGGAATCCGGGCTACACCGGAGGCTCACAATTTATGGTGCTGCCTCTCGCGCAGGCCAACGGTACGGCGAGCACGACACCTTGGGTGTTCCCCTGTGTGCGCCCCGGCAGTCTCACTGGCATCAGCGTCTCTCACGCCGGCGTGTTCGCTCTCACGTGCAGTGTCTCTGTCTACAAAAACGGACAGGTTCTCTACAGCGGCAACGTGACCTCCGGCAGCGCCACCGGCTATATCGCTTTCACGAAAGGGGCTTACCCGTTTCTGTCTGGCGATGTGCTGACCTGTCTTATTTTGTACAGCGCCAACGGCAACGTATGTACCCAAGTCTACCTCGAAGTCGAAGAAGGGGCCTGACATGCCTAGACAAAACGGCGGCGACCCCGTCTCCAAGCAATTTGTGAACGTGCGTCTGACGGGGGGCGTAAACAAAAAAGCCGACGCCCATCAGCTGAGCAACGGCGAGCTCTTGACGGCAGACAACGTCGTTTTCAGCGCGGTCGACCGGCAGGTGACCAAGCGTTACGGATTCCAGGCCATCACGCCGCTCGGCGCCCCGTTCCAGGGCGGCCCCTTCAAGGCGCTCGGTTGCCGCGACAACGTCGAGCCTTTGGTGCTCGGCCAGAATACCCTTAACAGGTACAACGCCGCGCAAAATCTGTCGACGGCGATTCCCATACAGACGCAGTGCAGGCTCGAGCTGCAACAGCAGACGGCGAGCAGTGGCAGAACGGCTTTCGCCTGGCCTCCGAGCCACGCCAGCATTGCGAGTGACGGTCAAAAGTACATCTTGGCGGTCTGGCAAGAGCCTAACGTGCTGGCCTCCATCATGTACTATGGCGTGCAGGATATCGCCACCGGGAATTGGATCATAAGCCCGCGCTACGTCGATAACTTCTATGGCTTTAATTACGGTAGCTTCACTTTTGTGGGCGCACAGATGCCCAAAGCCCATTACTATAATGGATTTTTCTATATCTCTGTGTTGTGCGCTGGTCAGAAGCAAACGAACACTGACAACACCAACCCCACCTATCAGTACGATTCTGTGATTCGCCTGGGCGAGCTGGACTTAACTAATCTATCAGGCGGTTTCGCGCTCACCGGGTTTGCACTTGAGATCGACGGCGATGCAAGCCAAGCCGTCACGTCGTCGCCCTGCAATTATGCTTACGACATGCACGTGGCCAACGGACTTTGGATCTGCTCTGGCCTCACACATCAAGACCGACTGACTTCCGCTTGGGTAGGGACGGTCACGACGCAAACAAATAGCGATGGCTCTACCTACCGGACGTTTACGCAGACGAAAAAACAGAACTTCAGTTTCACTGCAGCGTACTCACCATACGCGCCCAACGCCGTCTATAACGGTCTGAAGTTTTCGGTGAAGTGCGACGGCCCGTCGGCTACGCCCTTTGCGGTGCTGACAAATTGCTGCGTCGTTATCTTCGACCAGGGAAGCTACTTCTCATACGGCAAGACGGTCGTCGATATCTATGGCAACATTACCTACAGCTCGGGCTTTTTTAATCTCGAGCCCGTCGACTGCATGTGGCGGGGCTCAACGCTCTACTGCGCTTTCAACGGCTTTGGAGACAAAGCGAACGTGATGCTGTGGTCGTTTGTGCCACCGGCTACAGCGTCGTCGACCTTGACGCCGATTACCATGCAGGTTGGCGCGCCCCCTCTGCGCGGTTACCTCATACAGATCTTAAGCCGTATGTTTGTCCAGCCGAGCGGGAAGGTGACGCTTTGGGTGGGGGCTGGTGCCAACACTTCGGCGCAGGTCTACAACACAGCCTATTGCCTCGAGTTTGACGACCCGACCAATCAGGGGCGCCCTACAGTCGTCGCCCGTACGGTGGCGCGCACCCTGTACCTGCAGGGAGCCAAGTTAGCCTACGGCGACCGGCCGTGGCCTTGTGACGTGGTGCGCATCCCCAACACTGGCAAGTTCGTTACCCTGCTCAGCTCGCTTACGGAAAAGCCAGGCGGCAATCAGGCGACGTGGCGCGGTTACGGTACGCTCAACAGGGTGACCCTCGAGTTTACACCGAGACGCCAGGTCCAGGTCCTCTCTTTGCCGACCGGCGGCAACCTCATCTGCGGCGCGTATCCGCTTTATTACGATGGCGCCAAAGTGACCGAGGCGGGATTTTCCGCCGCGCTCGACAACACAGCCGAGCCGGCTCTTGTCGACTACGGCGGCACCACATTTGGTCTGCCTGTCGTGCGCACCACTGGCGGCCTTGTCGGCGGAACTTCTTTCGTTACGCAGAGCGGATACATCGAGTACTACTATGTCTCTTGTCTGTGTCGCCGCGACGCTTACGGCAACGTGTATCGCAGCGCGCCGTCGCAAACCTACACGGCTGTATGCCCCAACCCCAATAACTCGGTTTATTTCAGCGAGGTGTATTATAACTCCGGCGCGCAGTACAACGACTTGGCGCAGGATGTTTACTTCGAGTTCTATCGCTCGACGCAAGGAACGCCTGGCACCTACTATTACATCGGCCAATGTGCGAACGGCGGCAACTTTACGGATACGCAGCCGGACGGCAGCACGCTTCCCAGTGCAAACACCAGCATCACAAAGAATCGCACGGTCTACACCAACGCTAACGAGCTGCCGAACGACCCGCCGCCGGCGATACATCACGCAGTCGCCAGCGAAAGTCGTGTGTTTTTAATCCCGGCCGACAACCGAAACTTGGTCTGGTACAGCAAACAGTTTGCGCCCGGGCGCACTGTCGAGTTCTCGGCCGCGCTCACGATGTCTGAGGGGCTCAACAGCGGTCAGTTCGAGGCGTTGGCGGTGCTCGATGCCAACCTCATCGTGTTCAAAAAAGACCAAATCCTCTACACCTACGGCAACGGCCCGGACAACACTGGCAGTGGGGGCAGCTTCTCGCCGTTTCAAAAGATTGCCAGCGATGTGGGATGCATCGACCCTGGCAGCGTGGCGCAGATACCCGCCGGCATCGTGTTCCGCTCGCGGCGCGGCATTGAGCTACTGACCCGGGGTCTAGAAGTTCAGTACATCGGCACACCTGTTGAGCCGCTAGTGCAGGCGATGGGCGCCATCAGTTCGGTGGTGTGTATGCCCGGCTTTACGGAGCTGCGCTTCGTGCCTGCGACTGCCGGCCAGCCGGTGTTGTGTTTCGACTACGGCGCCAACCGCTGGTCTACGTTTTCCAACATGGCCTCCGTGCAGGCCATCAACATGATTGGCACGTACTGGCATATCGCTTCGGACGGCAGCGTGGTCAACGCAGAGACGCCGGGCGTCTACCTCGACAACGGGGCGCCCATCGTGATGACGCTGGAGACGCCCGAGATCCCCGTCGGCGCAGGTGGCGCTCAGGGCTGGGGCCGCGCGTACCGCATGGCGCTTCTGGGCGATTTCACCTCTGCGCTTTCCCCGGCTGACTACGCGCTGACGGTGCAGTTCGCGTATGACCACAGCTCGGTCTACACCGACGCCATCGCTTTCAGCACTGCAATGGGGCTCATCAGCGGCGACGCTGTCTATCAGTTCCGCGCCTCACGATTGCCTCGCCAGGTGATGCAGACCATGCGGCTGAAAATCACAGACACCGGCGTCTCCGGCCAAGCGTGTGGTATAAGTGACTTGGCGCTAGAAGTGGGCAGCAAAAACGGGTTGGCCAAACTGGCGGCCACGAAAACAGTGGGGGGTGTGACATGAGCATGTTGGGTCAATGGTTGGGATTCGATTCTAACCGAGACAACGAGGCGGCCGGGGCGCAGACGGACGCTTACCAGACGGCCCTTCAGGGCAACACGCGCAACTACGACCAGTCGATGGCGCAACAGATTGGTCAGTACCGAAACAGCGCGCTTGCCAACAGCTCCTACTCAAATGACTTGGCAAACACGAACTACATGCAGGGCGCCCAACAGGCGTACCAGAATCAGCTTGCCAATTACGGCCAGCAACAGAACGCCAGTCAGATGCTGTACAACCAAGCGACAGGACAGGCCCCCTCGGCGGCAGACCTTCAGATGCAAGCGGGCCTCGGCAACGCAAACAATCAAGTGCAGTCGGCAGCTCTGTCGCAACAGGGCGGCGTGGCGCCGGGCCTGAGCCAGCGCAACATGCTCGGCGCGCAGGCCGTTCAGAACGCTAACATCGTAAGCCAGGGCGCCGCGATGCGAGCGCAGGAACTGCAGTCCGCGCAAAGCATGTACGCAAACCAGCTAAGCAACATGGGACAGACTGCGCAGGGGCTCACTAATACGCAACAGGGCTTGGGTCAGTTCGCGTACGCGCAGGGCCAGAACAACCTTAATTATCAGATGGCCTCCAACAATCAGATGTATCAGAACGCCGCGCAAAACGCGTCGCTTCGGCAACAGGCGCACGCTAATAATTTGGGCGCCGCCTATAACGCGCGAATGGGCAATATCACCGACCAGACGGCGGCAAATAAAAACCAAGCCGCGGCGTTCGGTCACACCATACAATCTGCCGGGTCCTTTTTGGCAGGAGGTTTCTGATGGCTCTCGGATACATGAACGGCGCGGACGCGATGGCTGCGCAAGATGCTTTCACGCAGGGCCTCGCGCAGAAGAATTGGACTTCGCCCGAAAGCCTGCAACAGCTGCATCAGACGCCGATGTACGTCCCGCAAGCGCAACAGCCGGCGCTCGCCGCGCAAGGCGGCCGCAGCTCCAGCACCGCGGGTCTGTCGACCCCTTACGCTGCGCTCGCACAGAACATCATGCACCAATACAAACCGCCGGAGCAGGTCACGGCGGAGCAGACAGCAAACCCAGTGCCGCACTACCACGGACTGCTCGGCGTGCTGGCGAACCTTTACAAAGAGTAGGAGCAGCCCGATGTCCACCGCACAAAGCCCGCAGGCGATACAGGCCGCAGCGCAGGCGCACCTCGCCATGGCGGCCGGAAGTCCGCAAAACGGTGGGCCGGCAGTGCCTCCTATGCTGATGCGACCTGCCGACGTTCCGGTGACGGTGGGCTCTAGTATTTTACAGACGCCAGTCGCGCCTCAGGCAGCCCTTCCGCCACCAGCGCCGCCGGGCGCTCCACTGAGCGACGCGGACAAATACAACGCCGTCGAGGACGCCAAAGAGGGCACACTTCGCAATCTGGCGCAGGCAGAGGACAACGCCACGATTTACGGCGGTGGCGTTGGCGGGCAGCCGCAGGTCACGTTGCCCGATGGCACGGCGGAAAACGCGGACGTGTTGGCAAGCGAGGCATTGAAAGCTCGCAACGCTGAGCGCGGAGCCAGCGCACAGGTCACGCGCGATACGCAACGCGCCGTGGACCAGGGTGTCGACGCGACCGCCGGCGAGGCAAAAGCGCGGCAGCCGGCAGATGACCTGCTCGCCAAGCGCATGGAAGAAGGCTATGACCACGTCCGAGCTGTCGAAAGCGATGTAGCGCGCCAGTCGCAGGAGGCGATGGACAACTACAAGTCCGTTAACGACGAGATGCACAAGCTTGCCGTATCGCAACCGACTGACCTGTTTGGTCAAGCCGGCGTCAACAAAACGCTGGGCTCGATTGCCATCTTCCTCGGCGGCGCTGGTACCAACGGCAATGGCCCGAACGCCGCCATGGCGCAGCTCACCGCGATGGCAGACCGCACGGTCGCGGCGCAAAAGACCAAGTTTGAAATGCTCAGCCGCGTTGGCCAGGGCGACCAGACGCTCTTTGGCATGCTGCAACAGCGCCTGCAAAACAGTGCCGCGGCCGAGAACACGCTGAAGTCGATGGCGATCGAGTCGCAGAAGTCTATGGTGCAAAAGGCGGTCAATCAGTACTCCGCACCGAAGGCGCGCGCGAACGGCTCAAAGCTTGTCGCTGACATGGAATCGCAACAGCTTCAGCTCATGCAGCGCAGCAACAACGCCTACCTTACGCACGCGGGCCAAGCGGTACAGCTAGCGGCGCAGCACCAGGGCGCTAAGGTAGCGGGCGACGCGGCCTTTCTGGCGCAGGCGCAAAAACACCAGGCGGGTTCACTGGAGGGTTTTGTCGGCTGGGTGCCGACGACCGCGGAACACACGCGCCTGACCAAGATAGTCGGCGGCGCACGCAATATGGTGATGGTCGTCAACAACATGGAAGCGCTTTCGCATGTGCAGGGCGGGCTCGACCTGAAGTCGGCAGCTGGACGGAAGTTTCTCGTCGACGCCGCAGCGCAGTTTCTTTCCGCCCGTCAGCTGCTCGAGACAGGTACGCGCCTTGAAGAAGGCGAGCTAAAAATGATTTCGCAGTTCGTGCCGGACATGACCGAGGCGGGCATTGCCAACATGCTGCAAAAAGATCCCGCGGCCTTTTACTCGAAGATGCAGCAAATTCGCACGATCGTAACCGGCATCGCTGCTCGCCAGGTGGCGACGGCTGCGCCCCGGACGACTGCCTTCGACAGCAAAGACCCGCTCTGGGGTCAGTACAACCCGCGCACGTACCGTGACCCGCTCATCGGCAACGGCGAGAAACACAACCCGACCAATCCCTTGAACACCGAGCTGAGCAACGCGCCTGCCGCGCCCGCGGGATACGGAGCCTACTGATGGGTGCGCTTTTCGACCTGATGAAAATGAAGCCGACCTCATCGGTAATGGACTTCAGCGGGACGGTCGACAAGCCCAGCTACGCCGCCGCGCCCTCGCTGCCAAAGGGCGTCACTCCGGTCTGGGACGAAATGACCGGCGGCCTCAAGGTGATCCCGACCGACCGGGCCCAGGCTTTCATCGACGCAGGCTACAAGGTCGGCGCAGACGCCCAGCGAGAGGCGCTGAACAACTCAAATTTGGGCAAGCTGGGCGCTGCCGCCACGACCGTCTCCAACACGGCTAGCGCCGGCGGCTTCAACGCCCTGCTCGCGGCCGTCGGCCGAAAGGACATGCTCAAGTCCGAGCAGGAGGTACAGGACGCCAACCCGAAGACCACCATTGCAGCTGGGCTCGCTACAGAGGTGGGCCTTGCCGGCCTCGGCGCCTACAACCCTGCGATAGGCGAGGGCGCGGTGGGCACGACCCGCCTCGTAGGAGACGCCCTGTTGGGCGATGGCAGCCGCGCGGCCACGGCTGCAGGCTGGCTTACCCGCGCAGCCTCAGGCGCCACCATGGGCGCCACACAGGCCCAGGTGCGGGGGATGGCCGATGAGTTCACCCGCGAAAAAGTTATTGATGAGCCCGCTAGTATCGAAAAGATGATTGCCAGCGGTCTCAGCGAGGTGGGGACCAACGCCATGTGGGGCGCAGGCACGGCCCTAGGGCTGGGCGCCATAGCGGCCGTCCGGCCGGCGACCGGCAACCTGCTCGCCAAACTCGAGCAGGTGGGCGTCCTCAAAAAGCGCATGGTGAAGGATGCCGAGGCGACGGCCGCCCGAGGTTTTGAGGCGTCGCGGGTGACTCTGTCCGAGGAGGAGAAAACCCTCCGGGCCACCCAGACCAAGAGCAGCGAAGCGGCCTCAGCTACAGCTGACGTGCGAACCCAGTTTGCGGACAGTGAGCGGGTACAGCGCAAAGTGCGTAACCTGGCGAACGATAGTCGAGAGGTGAAAACGCGCACCAAAGAGTACGGCAAAGAGACGACCACCTCGCCCATTTACGATGAGGCAAAAGCCGGTGCGACGGCAGAGGCGCAGGCAAAAAGCGGCCTCGAAGAGCCCGTGCATCCGGCCGACACAGACTTTCACTTCGAGTACCCCGAACACTACACGACCGAGCAAAAGCAGTCGTTCGTCCGCCAAGTCACCAAAGAGCGTCTGGCCGACAACCCCGCAGCGATGGAGCTGTGGAACGAAAACGCGATGCTCGAAGCGAAGATGAAGGATATCTCGAACAGCCCGAACGCATCGGCGCGCAACGAGGAGTTTCTAAAGCTTCAGCGCAAAAAAGAAGCTATTAAGAAAACGCTTGCTGAAAACGTGCCCGCTGACATCGGCCCCGACGGCGTGGCCAGGCCAAGCTTTGAACAGCTCAACCTTGAGATGGCCCGTGCCAGCGGCAACCCATTTGTCGACTTAAAGGGCAGCAAAGCGGCCGGCAAGCCGCAGATGCCGAAGGCGAACACGAAGGCCCCGAAACCTGTGGGCAAACAGGTGCGCACTTTTGGCGAGGATGTCGACGAATCGCTGCACACCAAAACTCGCACCCTCGGCGACGAGACAAGTGCAACGGATGCGACGACCAAGTCTGGCGAGCAGACGCATTCGCAGCAAAAAGCGAGCCTCAAAATCGACGAGGCCGAGCAGAATCGCGTCGACAACAAAAAGAAGTGGTCGGTCACCTTTGTCGCCCCGAAGCGGGCACCGGAAATGAAACAGGCGGGTTACGAGCGACCCTTTGACCCACAGACCGTTTTTAACGCGGGTATCGGCATAGGCGTTTTCAACAAGGCAGCTGGTGCAGCCGTCGCTGGAGCGATGGGCACCGCTAACGCTTTTGCTCACGTAGCCGGCCACCACGAGGCCATCGGCCGCGCCTATGACAAAGTCATCGTCCCGCTCGCCCGTAAAGGTACAATCGGACTTCGAGCCCTGCAACGCGAGGAGCGCGCCCGCGGCCGCCAGTCCACCAGTACGGTGCCCGTGAAACTGGGCGAATACGCCAGGCTTACAAACTTCGTCAACGCGGCCTCGACCAACCCGGACCGCATCAACGATTACCTGACCAAGACCTATCCCAACATCGCCATCTACCACCCCGAGGTGTTGGCGGGCGCTGCCGGGGTAACCGCTCGGGCTGTCGCGCACATGCAGCAACAGGTGGCGAAAAAGCCATTTGAGCCCAGTCTCCAGCCCCAGGACTTCAAGCCCCCTCGAGCGCAGCAAGTGCGACTACTGCGCACCTGGGCGGCGCTGTGCAACCCCGAGGAGGCGCTTCGGTCTGGCGACCCGCAGGCCATTGCAGCGGTAAAAGAAGTGTACCCACATTTGCATCGTGAAGAGTCAGATGTGCTTACGCACGAAATTGCAACGAGCAAAAAGCCTATCCGCGGCCGTGCAGCGCGCAACCTCTCGCGCTATCTCGGCTCGAACGTGCGTCCCATCGACGACCCCGCTGCACTCAAACGACTGCAGGAGACAGGTGGAATGCCGCCACCGCCGGAGGGTGGCGCACCAAAACCCAGCGGTGGAAGCGCGCAGGCATCGAAGGGCGCAGTGATGCGCGATTCGCCCGACGCAGATATAGCAAGCGTTTTGGGCTAGGGCGTCCCGCCGCCTACAATCGTTCGGCAAGCGGCGACAAGCTGGACGTTCAAGGCGAGGGGTTACGGGTGCGATATTATCAGTACGACGCCAACGGTAACTTGGTGAGCACAGACGATACCGAGGCATCTCCTCCCTCGTCGGGTGGTGGCGGCGGCAGCTCAACACCAGGTGCAGACGGAAAGCCCGGGTCACAGATTTACCCGGTCAATTTCGAGCCTGTGCCTGGCCAGAGCTACAGCGGCTATAACTCGCAGGACTTCTTGCTGAGCCCGAGCAGTGTTCTTTACCCGCTGAACGGCTAACCGTCGGCGTAACTCGAAAGGCTCAGCAACATGGCAGTAGTAGCAGGCTCCGGCCTAGTTCTAAAAGGCGCGAACGGCACCGCTGGAACCAATGGCACGAACGGCACGAATGGCATTTCGCACATCCTCAAGTCCGGTGCCCCACAGGCGTCGGATGGCACCGGGCAGCCTACGGGCTCGACTTACCAGGTGCTAGAGAACGGAGAGCTGTACACCTGGAATGGCACCGCCTGGAGCGACACGGGCTACACCGCGCGTGGCAGCCAGATTTTCAATGGCACCGGCGCTTTTGCCGCGGCCAATTACCCGAAAGCCGTCGCCGGTCTGGACTATTACCTCCAGACGGATACTGCAACCCTGTACCCGCTCGTAAACGGTTGAGGTGAGAAGTGGCCGTTGTAACTGGACAGTCAGTGCTTTTGAAGGGGACCAACGGCCTTTCCATCCTCTTGGGGTCGGGCCCGCCTGCCAACAGCCTCGGCGTTGACGGGCAGCCCGGCTACCTCGACACCACGAGCAACCTGCTCTACGGCCCGAAGGTCTCGGGCGCCTGGCCCACGACGGGCACGCAGTTTGGCGGCAACTTCATTTTGAAGTCTGGTGCCCCTGCCTCGGTCGACGGCCAGGCTGGAAACCTCAGCTTAGATATCACGGCGGGTTTTATCTACGGACCCAAGACTTCGAGCGGTTGGCCGTCCCAGCCTCTGCTTTCGTTGGTCGGCCCCAGGGGCGTCGCCGGGCCTGTCGGTCCGTCTTACACGCCGCCGGCCGATCAGACGGCCAACAGTTTGGTGCTAGCCCCCGTCTCGGGCAACACCAATGCCGTACAGCTGGCCATCAAAAACAGCGCCGGCGCGGTGCTATGGGGCGTCGACACCAACGGCAACGAAGTGGTCGGCGGCACCCTGAACGTCACCGGCAATGCCACCTTCAACGCCAACGTCTCGGCCAAGGTGGCCTCTGTCACTGGCGTGGTCAACAGCGGCAACGAAACTATTGCTGGCACTTTGAACGTCACTGGAACATCGACGCTCGGCACCACCAAAGTGAATCAGATTACGTTTGCGGACAACACTACGCAAACTTCGGCGGTTGGTGCCTCGCCCGCCCGTCAGACTTTCTTCATCGGCGGCTATGTCGCAAGCGTCAGCAATGGCATCGCTGGGCCGTTGCCGACGAGCGATACGCCCATCGGCGTTGCCATTCCCATCAACAACTCTACGTCGATGGACATACAGACAAATTACATTCCGATGTATCGCGCAGGCACGGTGACAGACATATCGGCTTTTACCTTCGGCGCAACAGGCAGTGGAAAAAAGTATTACTTTACCATGGCCAAAAACCTAAACAGCACCGGCCAGGTAATGAGCGGGTCAACCACGACCTACGGCACTATAAGTAACGCAACGGGCGGCACCACCACGGGGTCGACAAGTTTTGTCGCTGGCGACTATCTGTCGATGATGGTGCGTGGCGATTCTGGCAACAGCGGCGCTCGCGTCTTTGCCTACTTCACCGTCACGTACACTTAAGCCGACCAAGGATTTTGAGATGCCCACCCAGCCCTGTATCGGTTTTCCAGCGGACGCTCTCGGCTCTGACGGCGACGCCGCCCAAGACCTACAGAACCAAATTATCTACTACCCGAAGGCCAATGGGACCTGGGCCAACGCTACGGCCTACCCTTTTGTTGGTCCGGTCGGTCCGGGCTTGCTCACCGGCAACGGCGCTCCAAACAACAGTGTCGGCGCCCCTGGCAATGGTTACGCGGACCTATCGAGCAACGCCAACACCTACGTGAAAAACTCGAGCAACACCTGGGTGCAGGTTGGGCAGATTATTGGCGCGCAGGGTGTACCTGGTCCGAGCGGCCAATCTATCCCCTCGCTCGCTTCGCAGAGCTATGTGCTCGGTCCGGTTGCTGCCAATGCGGCGGCCTTCACGCTGTCAGGTACGCCGCAACAGGTGCCTTACGCTGGCGGCACCGCCACCTGGCAATTCGTGCCACAGGTGTCTACCAGCTTTGCCGGCGCGACGCTGGTGCTCTCGAGCGCCGGTAGCCCTGGCGCGACTACCTATAGCCTGGTCGACACCACCGCAAACGCGACGCGCTGGTCGCAGACGGTAAGCAGTTTCGGCACCATTACGAACTACACTGCCTCGGTTCCTCTCACGACGGGCAACACGCACGTGTGGACGGTGACCGGCAGTGGTAGCGCCCTCCTCCAAATTCTCCCCGTCTATTTTCAGCCCGCGTCTGCCGGGGTCACGACGACCTATGGTCCGCTGTTTGCCAACAATTACACGACGGCGCCCACGTCGACGACCAATATGTTTGTTGGCGGCAATACCTCGGCTACTCAATACATGGGCCTGATCAAGTCGGCCTTTCTGTACGGCGCGCAGTTCACAAACACTGGCAGCTCGGCTGCGACGGTGGGCCTGTACAATTCGGCAGGCACCCTGCTCTACAGCGTTTCGGTTCCGGCTAACTCGACTCAGCCGTTTCTCGTGGGCCCCTACACCGTCAATCAATATGTGTTGCCGGCGGGCTACTACACCTGGCGCGTGACTTCTTCGAGCGCCGGCTACGTCAGCGTGCTCCCACAACTCTGCCTGTAGGGGGCCGCCATGGCCATCAAAGCTGGCACCGCGCTTTCACTGGTGGGGCCGAAGGGTCCCGTCGGTGACCAGGGACAGGCCACTCCGGCGCTAGGGTCCCTGTGTTTTGCAGCCGGCCCGCAAGGCTACCTCAACGGGGCAAGCTCGAGCGCGGCCGGCGTTTGGGTGGGCACTGCCGGGATTTCCAACGCTCCAGCGATGTTCATGTCGGTCGACGCGACTGCGTTGCTCGGCGCGACCATCGTAAACTACAGCACTAGCACCGCTGCTTTTTCCTTTGCACTTGTGAACGTCACCACCGGAGCGACGCTTTACAGCTCGGCAGCCTACGGAGCAGGCACTGTCAACACGGTGGGTGTATTTTCGCAGACCGCTTACGTGATGCCCGCCGGCAATCGCTACCAGTGGAGGTGTATCGGTGCGGGCACTGCGTATTGTTCGGTACAGCCCTACTACATGCTGCCGTCTAACGCTGCCATCGCCGCGAGCACAGTACAGCTTTTTTCGCTGCCGCCAACGGTGACGCTCAGCTCGGGCGGCAACAACCTGCTCTTGCCGGGCACCAACGCAACCAATTACTTACGTCTGCCTCGCTCCGGTTACCTCTATTCGGCCGTCGTGGCCAACAACAGCACCTCGCCGGTAACCATACAGTTCTGCAACCAAACTACGAACGTTGTGATTGCGCAGTACAACGTGGCCGCTTCCGCCGTGGCGACGCTCGGTCCGTTCACGCCTTCGACCTGCCTGTTGCTGGCCAACAACAATTACATCGTGCGCGCCACGGGCACGGCCCCCGCTGACTTGCAAGTGCAAGTCACCCTCGTGAGCTGACGATGCCCACTGTCATCGGCGCAGGTATGAAGCTAGCTGGAGTAGCTGGAGACACCGGCCCGAGTGGGATCCCTTTCATCGCCTATCCCGGCGACCAGGTGCCCAGCTTCGGCCAGCTGGGCTCGGTGAACGCCCGCACGCTGACGGCCAACATTAGCCAGCTCGACCTCGCTGGTGGCACTTCGCTGCCCGTTTATTTCAAACCCCTCCAATCAGGGGCGCTGTACCAGGCCGTATTTTACAACGCGACTTCGAGCTCCAACACGGTCACCTTGACCCTACGCAATTACGCCGACGACAGTGTCGTGTGGTCGTCCGGGCCGGTAGCGAAAGGCAGCACTTACGTCTCCCCGGTCTACAGTCCCACGCAGGTCGCCCTCGCGGCCGGCCAGGTCTACTACTGGGGCGTGCAGGGAGGCGCGACTGGCACCTACACCTGCTGGCTGACACCTCAGCTCTACGGCCCCTCCGGCGGCGCGGGGTCGACTTCGAGTCACCCTACCTTTGTCCTCGCCCCGTCCACAGCTCTGCTCGGCACCACTCAGCTCAGCGGAACGGGGCGGTACATGGGCCCGGTAGGTTTCACCACTGGAAACCAGCTGACTTTTCAGCTGCCGTACGGCGGGTATGTCTCGAACGTGGCCTTTGCCAACGGTGGCACTGGGACCGCGAATTTCTTTTTGCAGAACACGACTGCAAATTCGCTGGCCTGGACCGGCCCTAGCGTTGCCAGCGGGCAGACGTTTAGCACTGGCAGCCTGGGCCCCTCGGCAATTCCGCTCACCGCAAATACAAAGTACGCTTGGTACGTCACCGGCAGCGGCTCGATGGGGCAAAACGTCTCCATGCAAATCTGCCAGTAAAGGAAAAGCTATGCCCTACCGCAGCGACAACTGGACCCCGGAATACCTTAAACAGGTGAGCGTCGACGGCAGCTCAAGCTACGGAGGGGCGCCTGTCTCGCTAGACGGTGCCAGCGCGGTTGTGGTGCAGGCTATGTGTAGCGGCGGCGCCAGCGGCACGGTCTACATCGAGGGCACCCTCCAGGAGGGACCGAACGCAACCTGGGTCCCGATGAGCAGCCAAAGCGTGGTGGCCAACGGCAGCACCTACATCGCCTTCACAGCGGTTGACGCACTTACCAACATGCATCAGATGCGCGCGCGCTTTGTCTCTAGCGCGGCCGGAAAAGTTACCGTTGCCGTGAACATGCGGATGACCAGCGCCCTTTGACGTGCGGACCTGCGCACACCTGCTACACTAAGAGGAGGCAATCATGCCTCCTTTTTTTGGAGCACGCGTGGGAATTAAGCGACTGCGTACCGAAGGCATCGTGATACATCGCGCCGAGGTGTTCAATACCACCGAGTATCACTTCATCGTCGACCGCGCAGGTACAGTCAAAGAGCTGACGCCAGTCGCTGACAAGGCGGCACATGCTGTGTTTTTCAATGGCAATTCTATTGGCCTCGCTGTGTTTGGCTGCTTTGCATCTCTTGAACCAGGAGTAAATCAGTATCCCACCTACCAACAGGTCGCCGCCGTAGTCGACCTATGCAAGAGACTGAACACACAGTTTGGCGGCAACCTATGGGTCACCGGACACAGTCAGCTCGGGGCGCGTGGCACGACTGTTCCGCTTAAACTTACTTCTGGGCACACGTGCCCCGGAGAGTTTTTTCCACTGGCCAAAGTGATTTTATGGAGCGGGCTGCGCCCGTACCTGGCACAATAACTCCACACAAAAAGCGCGGCCCCGAAGTTCACAGTGGACCCAGGGGCGCGCCCATAAGGAGTGTCTGATGATTTCGCTAGTGACCCTGTGGGGCCTGCTCTACGTTCTGGGCAACGGCGTTTAAGCGCCGCTTCGTTTTTTTGTAGACGTACCCGCTCACCATACCGCACCCACCACAAACTTCGCAGTCTGGAAAGGATACGGTGCACCGTGTTTGCGGTGCTGCGCCGGCTCTTGCCCTACAGGCCGGACAGTATCGGTCTAGTTCGAGAATTGCACCCATGGAAACTCCTCTTACTTTCACCATCATCAAAGAGCTGCGCCGAAAGGACGTGGCAAAGAAGCATCTTATACTGTCGGGGCTTGCGGCGACGGTGCATGTGCTCGCCACCATCACGATGCTGACGGCCGCACCTCACGCACACAAAAAGACCCCGAAGTGGGTGGCGACAGGCAAGGCCATGCACAACATGCAGCGCCACAAAAAGCACCGCAAGGGGCTCGACCTGCCGTTCACCATCTAGCTCAGCCGAACTCGTCGCGCAGCCATGTCCCACTCCAGAAACACCAGCGTCCTAGCTTGTCGATGCTGTAAATCACAAGTGCGATCTGGAGCAGGGTGTCGGTCCACTCGGTCATAGAATTTTTACCTTCGACTGTCGCTGGAGGTCACCTAACGCTTCTTTGGGTGTTGGTACGGGAATGCCGCGCAGAGTACAGAATTGGTGCCACTTGGCCGCTGCCTCTTCGAGACTGCCGACTGAGTGATGCTGAAGGTTTTTATCGTGCATCATGGCGAGCACAGTGACCGCAGCCATGTACATGGCGATAGCTTCGTCGCCCTTCATGCCAAACACTTTTGCTCCGTCAGGCATTCTTGTTTCTCCTCTCAAGT